CATAAAACTTGTTCTTGTCCCCAAATTTCTTCTACACCTTTTTCAGTAGCACGAACTAAGTCACGACTCATTTGGATAACATCTACAGCTTCTTTATATAACTCATCCCATATATCTTCACCATTAAAATGTCGTTCAGCATATTCATGTACTAATGTTCCTCTATCAGTAGCTACTTTAGATACACGGGCAGCCTCTTCCTCTCCTACACGTTCTTTCCATTTTAAAAGCCATGTTTGATCAGAAGTTTTTCCTAGTATTGTAGTAATACTAGGATAAGACCCGTCTGGGGTGTGGTATGTTCTACCTGTAGGTAGAGTATCAGTAGCACAATTCGTTATATAACTGTATTTCTTTGAGGTCGTCCACAGTGTTGACAATAGGTTTTCCTTTACCATTTAAACTTGTATTTATTAGAATAGAATGCCCATGATTTTTACATTGATCTAATATACGCCATAAAAAGATATTAGATGCTTGATCAACAACTTGTAATCTAGCAGAGTTATCATAAGTATTAAATGGACCTTTTTTAATTTTAGCTATATTTAACATATAAGGACAAGCCTTAGTTATATGAAACCAATTAGAAGCTTCTTCTCTTTGACATATAGGGGCATAAGGTCTCCATGAATCTTCATCTCTATTCTTAATTTTATTTAACTTCTTGATATTATCATCACTTGGCAAACATAGCAAACTACGATTTCCTAACGCTCTAGGTCCAAACTCAGCTTGCCCTTCAATAACTGCAACTATTTTTCCTTTTAAAATACTACTAGCATAATCATCAGCATGTAGTCCTCTACTATCACTAACACCTAAGTAAGGAGTATAATCAGTAGGTTGTTGAATTAAAGCGGCAGCACCTAACGCACAACCCGCATCTCCTGCAGCCGGTTGAATAGCAACATCATCAAATTCAGTCCATTTTAATATCTCAGTATTAGCTACACAGTTTAGGGCTACTCCTCCTGCATATGCAAGTTTAGTCATACCTGTCTCTTGTTGCAGCCAGCTTGCCATATTAGCAATAATTGTTTGAGTAACATTTTGAACAGAAGCTGCTATATCCCAATCTAAAACACCATATCCTATACCACGTTGTAGATCTTGTAAAATAGTATAATCACCTTCGTAATCATAGTGTAAAATATTGTCTCTGATATACTTAGACCATTTAGGTTTTCCATAAGCTGCTGCAGCCATTACCTGTGATTCATCAGATAAAGGATGTAGTCCTAAAAATCTAGTAGCCGAGCTATAAAATAGCCCTAAAGAATTAGGATAGCGCATACGTTTTAACCATGTAAATTTACCATTAGAATACACGCCTAAAGAAGTAGAAAATTTATTTCCTACAGTATCTATCACCATAACTGCACATTCTTGCCAGTTAGTAGTAAGTATAGAACTCATAGCATGAGCTTCATGATGGTCTACTAGTACAGGTTTTGCTTTAGTTACTTTTTTAATATCTCTTTTAAATCTTTTATAAGTAGTTTCTTCATAAAACACAGCATAATCAAAATCTTCATAAGCATTTTTTAACCAATTAATAGTATGAATTGGAAAGTTATTATCATACTTATTACGAGAAAAACGTTCTTCATGCGATGCTCCTAATATTTTATTATCTTTTATATTTGCTGCTGCACTATCATGATGATAGCAGCTTACTCCTAGTATGTTCATCAAAGTACCTTTTGAATAGTGATGTTAAATCTGCTTTAGTTTTAGTAGAATAATTAGGTGTATCTATAAAGTCTACAAAAGCCCATCTATAGTTATCTACTATAGGTTGTATTCTATGAACCATAAAACACGGAAATAATACAATTTTTCCTGGTTTAGGGTATATTCTTGCTATAATATTATCAGGTTCAGGAGCAGAAAAATCTGTTTCTAATACTCTGGCACCTTCTGGATTCCAACTACCTAACTCAAAGGGTTTTCCTTCTGTTAAATATACCATATGAGTCCAAAAACGCCCAGGTCTAGATGTTGTAAGTTTTTTTTCTGCAAAATCTAGATTATCAAAATGCCACTCATAACCCTCTCCAGGTTTTAAAAGTATAGCTGATTTACCTGCAAACTCACACTTCCATTGATGTGCATGTTTAATATAGTTTGCTGTGCAATATTTTACAATTTTATCTGCTTTTTTTGCTATCTCATCTGAAAATCCGATTTCAACTGCGTCGTTCCACTCGTCTGCAATGTAATCTTCCATCTTTCAAATACCTCCGAAGCTAGTCTTAATGAAAAATAATTATGACCATGTTGATTTATATGACCTCTTCCATCTGCATAATTTTTAGCTAAATCTCTTAAGTAGTATTCCCATATACAGGGATGATCTTTTATCATAGGTTGTTCTATAATATTAGGTCTATATATAGGAATCAACATTAAATTTTCAACAGTAGCTTCACCTAATACTGCTTTTACAAAAAGTGAATTAGTTCTATTATACCAAGCCATACGTGTAATTTTTTTAAACCATATATCTTGTACTAACTTTCCCCATATATCACCTGACCCCCACCCATAAGGAAGTAAATAATCTCCATTTCCTTTAGGATCAGCTCTGTGATGATGTCCTACTAACCAAATAACTTTAAAACGATTGACAAGATCATTCTCTATGATATAATTAGCCTGAGCATCCAAAGTTATTCCTGCTTCTTCATAACGGTTCTTTAAACCTAATTGGTCAAAAGCGGGTATAGGTGCTTCATCACTTGGTATTGACCAAGAGTTTCCTACTACAAAGATTTCATTATTTATGTTCATTATAACCTGTGGAGATAGTTTTACACAAGGAGAAGGTCTTGAGAAACAAACTCAAGCGTATCCTTACTTACTTAATGCTAAGATAACTAATTTAGCACAAAGTGGTGCTTCCGAATATCTTATTACAACACAAATTGAACAAGCTGTCAAGCTAAAACCTGATTTGATTGTTGTAGGACATACCAGTGAATATAGATGGGAAGTATGGGATGCCCGAAATGAGTGTCAACAAGGATTTTTAATAGCTAATCATATTTTAAGAAATGAAAAGTATTATAGAAATTGGATACTATCTGAGCAAATACTAAGTAATACTAGAAATACTAAAGAACATAAAGCTGCATGGCACGCAGCCGGTATGTTATACTTTTCAGAAACTACACTAGTGCAACGTCTATGGAGTGGTGCGGTATCTAAACAAATATTACTTGCACAAAGAGCTAATATACCTATGATTCATCATTGTTGTTTTCCTCATTTACAATTACTATTAGAAGAATTAACAGATGATTATATAGATTTTCATTTAGATTTAGAAAAACATAAAGATAAAGCCCCTGACAATTCTCATGCAGGAGCCTCTAGTCATAAAAAACTAGCTAATATGATTATGAATAAAATTAGCTAGAGCTTTAGTTGTTTTTCTATTAGGATGTACTTGGTCTGTAGCAGAAGCAAAGTGCTCAGGATGCTCTTTCCAAAAATTGTGTTTGTGCTCCCAAAGTTCCCAGAGTTTCATTGCACCTTTTTTATCACCGTCTGAATATTTTTCAAAATGTGTATAATCTCCAAAGATAGTAGTATCTTTAAAATCAGGATAGAAAAACTCAGTAATACTAGGAATCTTAAAATAACAGTCAAAATCAGATTCAATTTTTTCTATACCACCCAACAATATTAATTTATGTTTATATTGTTCTAATATGTTATATTCCATTTCCTTAACTAATTTAATTTTTTCAAATAAATCAGTAGTAGTATATACTAGACCGTGTTCTGGAGTTAGATGTTTAAAGTCTCGTGTAGCACAAGTCTTAACATAAATAACAAAATCAAACCCAATTTCATGAGTTATTAAACAATTTAAAGATACAAAATCACCCCAGCCAGGATTAGCTGCGTGTGCTACTTCATGACCTAAGTCTCGTAAGTATCTAGACATAGAATATCTTTCAGCAAAAGCTCTAGTCTCTTCAGGAGTGAGAGTTGGGTCCCACTCCCCTGCTGACCAAGAATCGCCGGTCACCATTATTCTAGCCATTTACATACACGCTTCTACGTACTCTTTAATTTCTTCCCATTTTTCTTGTTCTTCGTCCATATTTTCTTTACGAACAATAGTAGCAATTTTAGTAATAGTTGCTACAGGAATATCATACTCTGACTTAATATCTTTTTTAAGTTCGTTAATTGATTCTCGAATTGCTTCTCCTTGAATCATCAAATCTACAATACGTGAGATTTCTTTACGTAATTCTGCTTTTAGTGCTACTTCCATTTGTTTTCCTTTATGGTTGTTCAGTTACAATAGTTAAAAATAGTTTATTTTGTAGTTCTTTATTAGCAAAATGACAAGAACTGTGTATTACAGATCTGTCAAAAGATATTAAAGATTGAGGTTCCCACTTTGCTGCAAGCTCTATTGAAAATCCCCATAACGCCTCATAATCAATATGAGTAAGATAATTATTATAATCTTCTTTTGACAAATATGCATCTCTTAAATTAAATATATCACTGTTTTCATAGTCAGTAACTGTAATATGACTTGGTGTATCAAACGATTCGTCAGAAGATGTATCTACACCTCGTTGAAATCTGGCTTGGCAACCACTCCATCTTTGGTCAAAAAGCATACTATAAATATCTAAAGACTTATCCCAGTGTAAAGGTATAATAATTTGTTTATATACTTTACTTTGAGGATCTTTACCGCTATCAGTATGTAAACGATATGGTCCTAAAGTTATATTAAATTTTCCACCTATCATTTTATAATCACCAATACATTTTGTAAGTACTGGATCTAGTATTTCTTTAGCTCCTGTATCCCAAGAGACAGGAGCGCTACAAGCAGTAGCAGTTTCTCCAGGATTAGGTCTTCGTTTAGCTAGTGTATGTTCAAAATCTGCAACATTAAGAGAGTCATCAAACATTTTATAATTTGCAACTCCAGAACCGGCTTTAGGAGCTTTCTTAAAAAGATTTATAAGTTCTTTAGTTTCGTCTTTAGAAAACACATTTTTGTGAACCTTAGAAGGTTCCCAACTAGCTATAATTGCATCTTCTATTTCTTTAGGTCTTCTACTAAAATGTTTCGTACATTAAAGTCTCCTTTCTAATTGTTCATAACAGTAATGAAAAGTGTCTGAATATTGTCTTAAATAATCTTGACGCTCAGTAATCCATCTATAGCTTGTAATACATACTTCTCTATTACATAAATCAGTTGCATTAGGGCACGAACCAATAAATGGAGTATACCAAGGAAATCTATCACTAGTTATGTCACATAAAGGTTTAGGATTATAAGTAAATCTTGGAATATTAAATCTTTTGAATAAATCAAACAATTTATCTAACTTGATGGGTGCTAAGTTTTTAAAACTAAACATATACACAGACATATCTGAATAGTCATTAATAGTCTGTAATTGAATAGATTTAATATCGCTCAATTCTTTTCTTAGGAAATTCATATTATTCTGTCTTATCTCATTCATTTCATCTAATTGAGTAAGTTTGACTCTACCTATTTCTTGTAAAATAGGATGGCACAGAAATGTATAGTCTAATCCTTCTAAGGAAAGATCAGTATGTCCTATTATTTTATTTTTATGAGTAGATTTAGAACCATAGTATATAATCTTATTATATAAGTCTTCAGAATCCGTGACTACAGCTCCTGCTCCACCTATAGGAAGAAGTTTACCAGAGTTAAAACTAAAAGCTCCTATGTGCCCTATAGTCCCTGTAAACTTATTTCTATATTTTCTACCCATACTCTGTGCAGAATCTTCAATCATAATAAGACTATGTTCATCACAAAATGCACGTATTTTATATAATTCAGGACAAGAACCGTATAGATTAACTACAAGTACCGCTTTAGTTTTAGGACTGTATGCTTTAACAATAGCATCATATGATATTTGAAAAGTATCAGGATCAATATCTGCAAATACAGGCAATGCCCCTATATGTACAATAGGAGATAGAGTCTGTCCCCAAGATATGGGAGTAGTAATTACTTCATCATCTTTGGTAACTCCAGCCGCTAATAATGCTAAAAATATAGAAGTATAACCAGAATTAGTAACAAAGCAATGGTTAGTTCCTAGATAGTCACATAATTCGTCTTCAAAAGATGTAGATCCTTTAAAATAAAAACTATCAACTATTCTTTTATCTTTAACATCCGGTTCGTATAGATAAGGTAAACAAGATTGAATTTCATTTACTGTAATATTAGGATATAGAGGCGGTTTTGCAGTAACCAGCTTCATTTAATATCTCCAAGTCATAGTTTATTACTGAGTAATAACTCAATAAAATTGTGTATTTTTTGTATTCTATTATAATAATTAGAAATATTATGTTCTAATATAGGGTTAATATTATTAAAAAAACTAATCCATTGTTTATCAGTAAAATTAATAAGTTTTATTACTTGGTCTATAGCTGCCTTAATTCTATAGTCATCTTCTAAATTATCATAGCTTTCATCAATATAAGGATGAAAAGTTTTATACCCTAAGTTATTAAAATATTTTAAGGTATTTTTTTGACCTACTAGGATAAAAGGTTTTTTAAGAAATATATTTCTCCATAATTTTTCAGTAATTAAAGGATAATGGTATTTTGGGTAGTCATTATAATATGCTTCTATAACTATATTTATATTAGATAACTTTAAACTATCAGTTATATCTATGGGTGTTAAGTATACATCTTTAGTATTTTTTATAGAATCTAATTGTAAATAATGTAATTTAGAATCATTTGGTAATTGATATTTAATTTTATTCCAAGCAGGTTGTAAATTTAATATATCACTGCTTACATATCCTTCTTTTAAAAAATTTAATCGGTCTAACATAGATAAAGCAAGTAAAGAGCCTATATGTTTATCAGAACGAATATTAAACATAGAATATATTTTTTTATCTATTACTTTATGCTCACTCTGTATTTTATCTACAAAATTAGAATAAGTCTCTATATAACTAGGCAAATTAAATACTCTAGTTTTATCTATATATGTTTGAGAAAAAGAATTAATTATAATTCTATTGTTAGGAAATTTAGAACAATCTTTTAAACTATATAAAATTTGTTTTAAAATAGAATCTGGTAAAGGCTCTATAGTTATGTCAATAAGTATGTAACCTTTATTAGCTCTAAGGGCATTAATAACTTGTTTATCAATGTAAGACCATAAACCCCAATCTTGATGATCATTTTGGATAATAGTTTGAGATTGAAAAATAGGTTCTTGCATTATAATTGGGTATATAAAACAAGATAAATTAGAAATATCAGAAGATTTATATATTTTTATATCTTCACATTGCTGTAATAAAGAAGGAATCTGTCTGTTATATTTTTTATTTCTGAGTATATCTTTTATATCATATCCTGTAGTATTAGGAAACCATATATTAGGTTTCCAATCATGTTCATAAACTAGAGGAATCATACTAATTGAAATGTCTTTCTAAGATTCTCAGGTCTTTTTCTGATCAATTTATCTTTAGTAAACTTTTTTAAAATATTATTAAAAATATCATGACTCAATGCTGTTATATCATCAGACTTAGTGCCGTCTACTAGCAATCTCTGATGAACCATGTTCAAAGCAGTTATTAGATTAGCAGACCCAATAGCTCTTGAGTCTTTATAATCTCCCTCAGTTCTGACTGTTAC